TCATTGGATATATCATCCTCATTCCATTGATCAGCGGTAACATTTACAGTATAAGAAGATGCTGATGGAGAGCTTCTCGGTGTAAAGGTTCCACCAAAATCAAAGCTTGGTTGTACTGTTAAGGTAGTTGAAGTGTCTGCATTAACTTCTAGATTAAGATCGCGGAATCTTTTTTTAGTTTGTGGTGAACCATAGTTATGGTACGCTGTTCTAATAAAGGATGGAATAGATTGTCCATCAAAGCTGGTTCCTGAATCAATCTTTCTTACATACCCATCAGAGAATCCACCATATACAACCTCGAATCCACTAGAATCTTCAGCAGAACATATAGTAGATATTTGATCTTTCATAGTGAACGGCATTATCCCTTGATTCTGCCTGTTTATATAGGTCATTTCTACACCTGTTTTGTCATCAAAGTATAACCTATACTGATTTTTACCTCTCACCCTTACAGAAAGAATAGCATTATCTTTCTTCTTTTGCATATAAGGATCTATAGAGTCTGATGCTACAGAAGACTGGAAGTCTCCAAATGCCTGAACAGTAAAGATAGATGTAATTCCTCTATCATCCAAGAAGAAAGTTTGATCCATCTTTTGTAATGTATATGGTACGGCTCCTGTACCTTGATGGAACCTCTTTAAATTCCAGTCAGCAGATGACGTTCCATACAACATGAACGTTTCATTTTTTGTAAAGATAGACATAACATCGTTTACTTCTGTGGAGAATCCTGATACTACATCCCCAACTGAAAGCTCTGCTGCTCCAGTTATTGCGCTCCACTGGCTGGGAGCTCCTATACTAGAGTGTTGTATAGACCCTCCAGGATATGAATAAAATAAATGTTTGGTATGGGCTATAAGATGCTCTGGAGTATCTGTTTCTGTTCCTGTCCTAATCTTTATAAAGGTTGTTCCATCCCAAGAGAAACCATAATCAACGGTGTTTACACCATACATGGTTATACCAGAAGTGTCACCTCTAAAATTATAGGTTATAAATTCATATTTACCGCCAGGACCTATTGTTTGAGCATACTGTGTTCCATCAGCTTTGGCTAGAGTTCTTGAAGAAGGTTGAGACGCGCCATTTACATCAGCCTTATCTACGCTAGAGACCTGTATCTTTTCTCCATCTGTCCAAGTTCCAGTATTTCCTGTTATAGAAAAATAACCAACAGCATCACTAGAGCTCCAAGCTCCAGAAGATATAGTAACTTTTTTTACTGTTGCAGTTTTACCAGAAGTTGCACCTGTTATTACATCATCCTTTTTTATCTCTGATGTTCCCGCATCAAACGCTAAAGTTGGAGATGATAGGGCCTCATCATCTACAAAGGTGCCTGTTATTCCAGTAAGAACAACCGTTCCTTTAGCGCCTGTCTCCCAAAGCCCATAGTAAGAAACTCCAGCAATTGTTCCCGTTGCACCGCCAGCACCTGTTATAACAGAACCAACTATAAATTCTCCATTTGTAGTTGTCCCATCAAAATTTAAAGCAGCACCTAAGTCTACTTCATCCCATCCTGTAGTTGTAGATTTATACATGCCAGCTGTAGCGTTTCCGGTTTTATTTCTAAAGGCATAAATATTACCACTAAAAACCCATACACCTAAAACACTGCCCTCTCCGGGCACTATATTTATATTGCTTCTTTGGTCCTCTATAGCTGTTTGAAGCTCAGTAACAAGAGAAGCGTCTGCGTCAGCGTCCCTTAGTACTGGAGGGCCATATGATAGAGAGGTAGCATAAAGCCCCATTATCCAACCCGAAAGACCGATAGCTGACCATAATGCATTTGGAAATTCTCAGAATTAGATGCATGTCCATTCTTAACTTGGGCAAGAACATCCGTATAAGTAGTGTGACCAGTAGTGTCAATTATTCCAGAAGCAGATACCATATTTTCTAAAGTAGCAACCGCTCTTTGAACCGCGCAATCAAATCCCGGATAAGTTACGCCAGCGCCATCTATATTATTAGCAATTCTGAATGTCCATATTACTGTGTCTGTTCCAGTCTGAGCGAAACTTACACCCAGATTAACCATGAAGAATCCTTTATCGTATATCCTAATCCTGTCATTTGCAAAATCAGCATCGACTCCTACAGTTGTTGCAGACACAGTTCCAGTATCATCAGGGCCATTAGCACCTACTGAATCAGCATTCCAATCTATAGTTGACGTTGCTGTTGATGCTACGGCCTGACTTGCTGGAGTTCCCACTGGCGAATATATAGTTCCATACCCCCCCATACCAGACTCGGTAAATTGCCTAACCATCTGCGCTGTAATAGCGCCGGTTGTGTTATTAGCAAAACTAGTTCCAGTTAGGTATGCCCTAGTTTGTCTTAAAGCTGTTGGTGTTCCCATTAACTAAACTCCACATTGAATGCAACGCCGAAAGCGCTGTCCTTATTTAAAAATAACAAAGTCTCTCCATCTTGAAGAGTTCCGCTTACAACAATAAAATAAATATATCCTTCAGCATCAGAGCCCGCAAATGATCCAGCTGATGCGTCTCCTGTAACATCTTCTATGCTTACTTGCAGTATAGACCCTAAAGCTCCGCTAGTTTCTCCCTTAACTAAGTCACCCGTTGAAGGAATCTGCATATCAAAAGCAGAACTAAAAGCGCTATCAAAAACAGAGTCTCTAGATGTTCCCAATGTAAATGGAATTCTATAATACGTAATCTCTGATGGAAGAGTTTGTCCATCAGCTCTTTCGTATCCATCAATCCTTTGATATCTCCCCCTTATATCAACTTCAAAGTTATTAGCAGATACACACTCACCGGGCGTAATAGACAGGGCAGGATCTACCATATTCAATCCGCCAGTTAGCGGAAAGTAATTAGATTTTAATCCTGAAGGAGCTAACCCTCTATTACGTAGCTTTGTCATTCTGGAGTAACTGTATAATTAAATAGATCTTGAACTCTAGAGAACCTTCTATTCTTTTGCCCAGGCAGTTGATCAGACTCAAGCTTGTCGAGTAGATCTTCAAATGAAGCTAATGCACCGCTTAATATTTCTGGCGCATCTTCATTTTCTCCATAATAAATCTTAGCTCTTGCAATAATAATGCTGTGAAATCTAGGAGGTATAGCTGATATGTTTGAATCAGCTGCGAGCTCTGTTGGGGTCTTCCAATAGTCAGCTGATATAGTAGTAGTTGTATCAGGAGTTGGATAAACATCTAGTACATTATTAGGCTTCACAGAAAAAAGCTCAGGAGTTCCTGAGTCTATAGACCCTAATTTATACTCAAGTTTATATTGATCCCAATCTATATATTCTAACTCTTGGTAAGAGCTTGTAGTTTTAGACCAAACAACAGAGTTAAGATTCCAGTTGCCTAGGTCTGATGGAGATGTAAGAGTTGAGGTTCCAACAGACGGAGTAATAGTAGTTTCACCCCATAGAAAATCCCAGTTAAACCACCTTCTCTGAACATCAAGATCAGCATTCTTTATATAACGAACAACAGCGCTCTCCTCTTCTGACAAAGAAGTAGAGGTAACGCTTGAGGGTCCTGTTCCAGGAATTCCTATATCTCTGGCCATGTCTTGGCATAAAACTAGATAAGTGCTCATTTTAAATTCTTCGCTATATCCATGTAAACTTTACCTGGTGGTATTTTTGAAGCGCATAAAGCGCCGCCTGTTGTTTCATCCCTCGTACAAGTATCAAACCCGTGATGAAGCTTATGACATGGATAACACTCCGCATCAAAAGGCTCAAACGATGTAGTATTTTTCCAATGCTTGCTTAAATTTTCTTTTGATGAATGAGAAAGGAATAAAGATTTATGTATACTTTCTATTGAAGATACAGAATTTAACACTCCAGTTTCTGGGCCAACTATAACATTGCATAACTTAGCAATTGCTAATGTTTCTCTTATAGACCAAGATCCTGATTTAGTTATAATCCTACTTTCTTTTTCCCAACCTTGCTCTAGAATCTTGCATGCCTTATCTCCAACAGTAACTATAGTAACATCCTTTCTTGTTCCTATAATCTTATCAATTAAAGAATCATTCCACGGCCATACCTTATGAACGGAAGATCCAGACAAAGCGTTCATCACTAAATATTTTGTTCTAACTCTATTCCTTTTCCATTCCTGAGCCCATGCTTTTTCTTTCTTGGTTGGATAAAATAATGGTTCAAACTTATGCTCGACTCCTGCAATATCGTGCATCTTTTCCATGTAATTTACATTACACTCTGCATGAATCCTTTCCTTATCCCAGTTAAATCTCTCATCACCTTTTATTAGAGTTGGCCCATCTTTTAGGCCCTCTGTTCTATCTCCAACAAGAAGAAGGCTTCCTTCTATAGATTCAGAGAATTGAATTACCTTATCAAATAATGAATCAAAGTTAACCCAATACTCTTCAAGCCTATCAGGATAGATTTGATTCTTTCTTTGTATTAAAAGCTCATCTACATAAGGATTTGATTTTAA